AAGGAAAGAAAGGCAAAAGCAAGCCACCCGGATAAAGTAGCCGGTTTATGCTTACATCCTACGAAAAAAGCTATTACCAGGAAAAAGCCGATCAGAAATAAAATATCTTCATATGTCATATAATTACTATAAGATACAAGTAATAAATAATTGGAAATAAGCCCGCCCGAATTGGGCCGGGCTTAATTGATATATCATTTCTCACGAAATAATACATCGGGTGTATTAAGTTCTTTTTTATGAAGTATAATAGAAACCTTATAACAGGTTGTATTATCAAAATTGAGCGGAAACTAATTCATTTCCTATTTTCTTTATTGCTATCCTTATTTTATCATACTGTTTTTCACCGACATTCGCCACTCCGGACGCATACTGACGCATAAGAGACGGATTTATACCAGCAACCTCTGCTATCTTTGAAATATTGAGAAATGAAAAATAATTAAAGAATGATTGTAGATCATATTTATAAGAAAATTCCAATACTGGAACCTCCTTGCCTTCTTCCGCTAACATCTCTTTTATTTCCTCGTATGATTTCAGAAAATCAGCCTTAGCCGCTTCCGCTGTATCTCCGTAGCCGGCCAATCCAAAATCCGGTAACTCTTCTTCCATAAAACAGGAATAATAACCGTCTTTCGCACGTTCAAACAAAACATTCACTTTCATACTATTTATTTTTAAATGTGGCAGGCAATATTACCTGCCACTATCGCACCTAAAAGTCTTAAATTATGAAGTAAAGAAGTGCGGGGATTAAATCCCCAGCACTTTTCTTGCGTTACGTTCTATGTGAAGAGAAACCTCTTTAGACCCGTGACGGGGTATCGAAAACTTTTTGCCAGTCTTGGGACTGAACCAAACATCGTGTTCTCCGCCATGTCTCACAACGTAACAACCTGCCGCCTTTAATTCGGCGTAAAGTTGATTGTACTTCATAAAATAAAAGAACTTTTAAATACAGTGCAAATATAGCAAATTTGCAATAACCATGCAAATAATACAAATACATTTATTGCGAATTTGCTATATTTTAACATCGTAATATAAAGAATGAACTTTGGAAGATAACAACACACTTACTTTAGCGAACTGACAAACATTTCCTTTACCCTTTCCCTTACATAATCCTGATATTCATATTTAATCTTCCCGAGTGTGTCATGATATAGAATCCCGTATATCTGCCGGTTATAAATCTGGTAATTACCGTGTTTCTTCATATCCAGGAAGCGGGTATATAATGGAAGGTTAGAATGTGCGATTACTCCTTCGCCGTCCGGAATGACCGAATAATTCGGGTTCTGTAGTGCGGCCATTAATGCACCGGATCGCCCTTGTATGATCTCCCCGGTTCCCTGTACTTTCCTACGCTCACGGCCTTTCTGGTAAATCCGTTTGGTAGCGATATCCAGTTGGGCTTGAAATATGTCCTGTATTCCACGCCCGATCCGGTCGGTAAAGAAATCCGTTTTAAAATTCTCGGCCATTCAGTTATTCATTTTTTGAAAATCCGGTAATAATGTGCCTTTCCCCGGGTTCATCCTTAACAGTTTCATTTTTCTTGTTAGAGGTATATTTATATCTCCAATAGGTACATAATGTACCATTTACACCTATTGTAATAATACATATTATAACAGCTAACCAGAACCACGCAAAAGCATCCATTAGCATCTTGTTTTAAATGAGAAAGCCAGGCTCCACCCTGCAAACGTCCTGTAAAAGCCGGATTCCGGAAGAGTGGAAAGGCTGGTTAAATCCAGTTCCTTAGTGACAGGGCAACCAGTGGCGGAATCTTCTATCAGCATTTGTTTGATACGCTCCATAACCGGCTGCACCTCTTCGATAGTCTCATAAGCCCCTTTACGTTGGGGATCGTACTTGCTCATAAGGAAAATAACGCATAAATTATTTTCCCTCACATTATCAGCCGAAAGGCTGGCACCCGTTCCCGACGGGATCAGAATAAAGAGCACCGGACATTCTTCTTTTGATAGCCCCTGTATCGTCTTACTCATTTCCTCGTCAATGGTAACGGGTAGCACCTTCTTTATTTCAGGAATACGTTTTTGCACGCCTTCCCAGTATTCACGGTAAACCTTTATATCTATCATATTGTCAATCCCTGATAACGTTTTGCCTCCCATTCACGGCGGGTAACAAGCCCCGGAAGAATCTTACCGCCTCCGTATATCCACTTTTTAAACTCTGCCGGTATGGATGAATCATACGCATCTGCTCTGATCTTCTTATAAAGCGTTGATTTCTTTAATTTTCCGATACCTACATTAAAGCAAAAGCTTACTACCGCGTCAAACTGGTACTGTCCCAAATCAAGGGGAAGCGCGTTTACCTGGTTTTCTACCGCCCTGATATCCGATTCAAAGAAAGCATCGGCCTGGGCCTCGGTGATAACATCACCCGGTTTTACACCGGCCGTATGACCGTAACCGATCGTACATACTCCCGCGGCACATACATACGCTTTCAGGCGTAACCCTTCAAATTTCTTGATCTTGTTTTTTGTTCTTGTTGTCGTTCTCATTTCTTGTTACGTTTTTGGTGCAAATACTCAAATTTACATTTATACAGATAAAGCAATACATCCCAGAAGGGCGTATCGTCCACCTCCTTTTTATTACCGAATACACCGGAAGCCGCCACCTCAAAGACTATCCCGGTCCAGCCGGTTTTATCGTCCGCCTTCCGGTCCTCGGATGCCAGCTTCTGAAACAATATCCGAAAGTCGATAGCTTCACCACCGATATAAACCGGTCCGGAAAGAACCATTTCCCAAACAGCGGAAAAGAAGTTTACCGCATGAATGGCAAGCAAGGAAGGAACGGCCGGTATCTTCTCCGGGTCCTTATACCGGTAAAGCTTTAACGTGATATCCTGGAAGATTTCATTTATAGTCGATTCGTCCTTTTCTGCCGCTGCCTGCTTGCTTTGCTGCAACAAATCCAGGCAATCACAAAAGTTACCGAAAGTAAGACCGTTCAGCATGTCACCGACACCATGCCAGCCCCCGAAATCCTGCATCAGATTACGACCGGTTTTCAGAATGGGCGTAACGATCCGCTCGCCCTCCTTACCGGTTGTATAAGAGAAAAAGCCGTCCAGCTTTTCCAGTTGCCCGTCCAGCTCCCGGATGATCTCACGCCGGTACATGGTGTAATCCGCTTTCATACCCAGAAGGTAAGAAAGCCATTTTACGCGGAACTGTCCGGGGCTGATCGTACCGCGGTTCATCAGTACCGACAATATAAGAAACTGCCGGTACTGCTCACTGCTGACTTCATCCAGGCATGAAGGAACCTCCGCCGTCTTACTATTATATGTAAACTTCTCCATGTCCGGACATTAAAAGGTTATTCCTTTGGATTGTACGGTAACACCCGGTATATAGTAATCCACCGTTTCCGACTGCGCATCCAGTTCCCTGATGATATCCTGCAATACATCCAGGTAAGCCGCCGCGTCCTGCTCCAGACTGTTAGCAACCGATTGCCGGGCCTCTTTTTCCGCCCGCAATTTATCCCGTACGGTTGTGCTCTGCTGTACCTGTACGATTCCATTGGGTAGAACTTCCACCGGTAAACGTTCAACGGCCTTTTTTATGGTGAGAAGTGCAAGCGGGCGGCGTACATACTCCAGCAATTTCTCCGTTAAAACGGTATCGCCTTCAATCAGTTTATTATAACGGTTCCGGGTGATAACAGGTATTATCTGCCCGTCCTGGACTTCCCGGATCATAGGAATAAGCACCAGAAAAAGCCGGTGACTGCCGATATTGTAATATTCATCGAACGTTTCCTTATTCTGGATTAGAAGCCGGTTTATAGCCTTTTTCTTAATGCCGTTCATCCAGAAATCAAACTTTTCGCGGTCCATTAACTCCACCAACGCGTCTACGGCTTCATAAGCCAGGTTCCGGATATTCTCTTCATCCTTGAACTCCTGTAAGGCGGTCATACCCGTTTCATTCTCTCCAAGGTGTTTGCCACGTCCGGCCGTTCCGTGTTGTGCGTCTAAAGTGGGAATGACCTTTAACCAGGTAAACATTGCCACCGCCTGCTGCATCAGCCGCAAAGTTTCCGCCATGCCGTCCGGTTCCGTACCGTCCGCATGATCTTCACGGTAATACTTATCTACCGCGTCTATGGGTTCCGTTCCGATGATAGCCTGTAAATCCCGAATACCCAGCGGTAAGATAGGTTCCCACTTGGTAAAATCAAGATCATTATCGATCAATCCCAGAACACGGACTATTTCACCGGCACCGTCACCGCCTTTATTAAATAACTTCGTCATTTGCTCGGTCTCTTTTTAATGTATATGGTTTCCAATTATCAAAATCCTTTGTGAAATTGTTTATTTCATCGTAGAACTCCTTATAAAAGCGGGCCAGCCCGGTATCTATCGTTATACAGGTCTGCTCCGTGCGCGGATTGGTGTTCACATTGGCCGAGCTTTCTATTACAAAATCAAAAGCGTTACCAAAACCGGCCATTACTTTAGCATGGTTAC